CTCCCGTTCCCTATAAGACCACCCTGGTACACCATTTCTCCCATACAGGTTAGTTAGATAGTCTAAATAAGTTGTATATCAGTGTTGAAATATTACAAAATGTATAATATTGCTGTTGTTCGTGCTGTTCGTGCAAGCTGACACTTGACAAAACGTTGATTTTGTACTATAATTATACAAAGAGGTGATAGCATTGTACTATGACGGCAAGCGGTTACTATCTTTAAAGGACCTTGACGGCAACACGCCCGAAGTTTATATCTGCTCCGGCAACCGTACTGGCGGAAAAACAACATATTTTAATCGGCTTGTCGTGAACCGCTTTTTAAAAAACGGTTCAAAGTTCTGTATTGAATACCGATATAATAACGAATTGTCCGGTTGTTCCGAACGTTTTTTCAAGGATATTGGATCATTATTCTTTCCAGGAATGTTAATGGAAGAAGTGCCGTGCAGTAAAGGACAGTATTATAAATTAATCTTGAATAATCAAGAATGCGGTTATGCGATAAGCATTAACAATCCAGATGTCATTAAAAAAAATTCGCACATTTTCAATGACGTTGATCGGATTATTTTTGACGAATTTCAATCTGAATCTGCACATTACTGTTCCGACGAAGTCAAGAAATTTATATCAATTCACACATCAATCGCCCGAGGTCAAGGAAAACAAGTTCGGTATGTTCCGGTTTATATGATTTCTAACACTGTCTCAATAATAAATCCGTATTTTGTCGAATTGGGCATTTCGGAACGGCTCCGGGCTGATACTCGTTTTCTTCGCGGAACCGGTTTTGTTATGGAACAGACCTATAATGAAACAGCTGCGCAAGCTCAATTGCAATCCGGCTTTAACAAGGCGTTTTCGGGTAATAAATATGTTGCGTATGCTTCACAAAACGTTTATCTTAACGACTCGACCGCTTTTATTCAGAAACCGGAAGGTCGGGGAAGATACCTTGCAACGATAAAATTTGAAGATCGTTATTTTGGGATTCGTGAATATATCGACATTGGCATTATATATTGTGATGACAGTTACGATTTATCGCACCCCATGAAATTATCTCTGACAACAAGAGATCACGATATTAATTATGTGATGTTGAAGCAGAACGATTTATTTTTGCAAAATCTCCGCTTTTTGTTTGATCGTGGCTGTTTTCGTTTTAAAAATATGCTCTGTAAACAGGCTATTTTAAAAGCTCTATCTTATTAATGGTATCTGCGAATGTTTGTTATATTGGCTCGCTCGGATCACCACGGCTTGACTGCTGCCGGTCGAGTTTTCGGAAATGGTAACCGCTTTATAGCTACATTCGTTAAAGATATAAAAGAAAATCCCTCGCAGAAATGCGGGGGATTTTCATTTTTTTATTTTCGTTTTAATAGTTCAATTTCCTTTGAAGCGTTATTGTAGAGCTTTTCAAGAAGCATTACAATGTGCTCTAAGCCTTCAATCCTTTGAAGCAGTTCTGTGTATGTGATTTCACGTCCTTTTTGTTCATATTCTTTGATTGCTTTGAATAAATCTGTGTCACTCATTTATTTACCTCACATTCAACATTCTGACGTATTAATTCAATCATTTGCTTTCCACAATTGTAACAGCAATGTTGCCATTCAAAACCGTCACTATTTATTTCTTTCGTACCAATCCAAATATCAGGGTGATTAACATCACTCTCACAACAGTATCCGCAATTATCACAAATAAATTTCACTTAAATCACCTACTTTAATATTCATCTCCTAAACGACCTGCTTTTACACATATATCTAAAACAGGACAATTATTACAAACAAAATGAGAACAAACACTCTTTAAATCATTATTTAATTGCTTCTTTGCAAACTTAAACGCTTTCTCTTTTTCAAGATAAATTTTATAAGATAACCCTACATTTATGAGCTTATCATTAATATTCATCTTCATCACCTGTTCTTTCTATTTGACGTATTAACTTAATCATTTGTTTTCCACATTTGCATAACTGTTACGGATATCTTCGAGTGTCTGCTTTTTTTCCATTTTCTTCACCGCATTGTATAATAGTCATCAATTAGCACGATCCCGCCCCGGATTCGCTTCGGTACTTTCTTTCCGTAGATCTTCAAACCTACATTAAAATCTTTATAGGTTCGTTTTGTTTGCAGGAAGGCTATTTGCTCCGGTGAGTATTTTGTTCTATCTTCTTCGGTAGGTTTATACCCTTCCAGAGATTTTATAAACAAATCTTTGCAAACATCGTCCATACCTGCGCACTTAACATTATAGTATGCGCTGTTTATCGGTTTTAAATTCTCCGCGACAACGTGTTCTATATATGTTTTTTGTCGAACGAACCATGCAGAATTCCAGGACGATTCCAACTTCCAGCATAAGAATTTTTTATCGTCGACCGTGATTCCCTGGAGCTTATCCGGCGGAAGGTCGCAGTGGATAGAATCCGTATCTGCATAGATAAAGCCAGGCTTGTATGGACCATAATAATTTTTCTGCGCTGCTCTGATTGTGAAGTTTCGGGCATAGCTTGTTATTGCTGATCCTGCTGCGATATAGCCGGGCTTTTTCTCGTTTGCCAGAACCGGAATAAAACCGATAGTTTGATCTTCTTTCACAACGGCAAATTTGAAGTTGCTTTCGTCACTCGCAGCCATTTTGCCATAAAGGTTATTTAAAAACAACTTTGATATTTCGCGAATAGCACCGGAAGAGTTCATTTTGATTTTTTGGTATTTTTCGATATAATCGTCAAAAATACCTTTTTGCGCTCGGAAGAAACAGCCGTCCAGGATCTCAACATTTTTAAGATCATAATGTTCTTGTATTAGCTCATAATCTGTCATTGTGAGTGTTAATGTTAAAGATGTATCGTGATATTCGCCGTTTTCGTCGATGTAATATTCATAAAATCTGCGCGAATTTGCGTCAAATATTTTCGACGTAAAAAGCCATGCATTCGGGGGGTAATTGAAATCTCCCTTGACTTGAATACACGGAAGGAAATTCGGCTTGATATCGAATTCACACCGAATACGCACAAAATAATAATATTGATCTTTAAGCTGACAGCAAACCGGAATGTAATTGCCTTTCCAGAAGGTCGGGAAGCCTATCGGGTAATAATTCCCGGAATCACTATGCATCATACTCGGATATAGCGAATTTACATCAGCAGTAAGCCCGTTATTAATTATTTTGCACCTTTTCTGCGGTACAACATAACACCAACCGCCTTTATATGATTTGCGTATATATTGATCGGCGTTTTTGGATCCATATATATTTTCATCAACCGGAATTTTAGTAAGATCGGGGAACATATTATAATAGGTCTTGGAGTCATACCAGAAAGACTTATATTCAGCCAGACAGCACGATCCAATCGTCAAGCGGTCATGACCTTCAGAAAACATGGTTTCAAGTGCTTCTTTAACGACAAGAACATCATTTGAAATATATTCTTTGTCCTGCTCGGTTATCTCACAACCGGCATACCGGAAACCGGTGTAACCGCTTTCAAGTTCGATTTTCCGGTGCTTTGTTTTAAATCCTTCTCCAATCTTCTTAACAGAGAACGGGAGCAATTTCAAGCTGTCTTTGATAGTAATAAAGTGTTTTTTAACTTTAATAACTATCATATACCATTCGCCCATCTCGGAAATGATATATTTAAATGTGTTATTTTTCATTTCTTTGTCCGGCAAGAAATGAATATCGGCTATTTCGTTTTCCTGTAAAGCGTTTATTTCCTCATCGGTCAAGTTCACGGCCTGCTTGAATCTCATGTCCTGCATTAGAAACGGAAGCCAGAAACCGCCGTCAAATTTGAGATTGTGGAAATATATGTCGATATTAGAATCGAGATCAATTAAGGCCTGGAAGAATTCCGGCAATGAATGATAAATTGAAACATCTTCGGTGAACATTTCGACCATTGCAGCAGCCCAAACCTCGGTGTGCGCCTGTCCTTTATATACCGTCGTCTCAAAATCTGCTACAAAGATTCGTGATTTATGTTCATTTTTTTTCATGTGGGCATTGTGAAACCACCTTCGGCGCGCTCGGTGATTTCTGATAATTGCAATGTATCTTCATAATTAAAGCTGCCTAATCTCAACATGGCTTCCAGTGCATTAATTGTTGTGTTATATTCTCCCCACGACGCAAAATAGAAGAAATCACGATCCAGATTCGCACCGGTAGCAATGGCCGAATACAGCATATCACGAACACCAAACACGCCGTATTGCTCCCGCATTTTGTCAAGCCATTTCTGGAAAGCATTTGCTTTGACAGATTTTTCATATCGACCGCCGAAATTATATTTAATATTTTCCCATATAAGATTTTGATATTCGTCTTTCGGAAGCGGTGCGGAAGTTACCGGAACAATATCATCGCGGATTTTTGGTCGTCCGTTACTGTCGGTAATGATACGCCCGTTTTTATCGCGCTCATAAATACGATCATCACCGGGCAAGTATTTTTCGCCTGTCGCCGTGTCATACCAATATTCTGGATTTTCGGCGGTATATTCGGGCATTTCGGGAATCGGTTCCGGTTCTCTTTCCGGTTCCGGCTCCGGCTCTCTTTTCGGCTTTGGCTCCTTTGGTGGCTTTTCCTTTTTCTTCCGGTCCTTTTTCGGTTCTTCTCGCTTTTCTCCTTCTTCTTCCTGCTTTCGCCTTTTCGGTCGAAGGTCAATGCCGGTCCCGGTATTGTAAGAACGGATCTTCAAGCCGGGAATGTCAACGCCCTGCTTTACTTTAGCGAGATTGATCCCCCGCAGCGCTTCCAGATATTTTTTTGTGATGATATTGGGCTTTCGCATTTCATATTCAATGTCGAAACCTTCCGCCCTTGCTCTGGATATACTTTTTCGGATCGCACTTGCAATCTGCTTGTACGCTTTTTGATTTGCTGTTAATTTTTTCTTTGGTACTCTTTTCTTTTTTGCCATGTGGAACACCTCTTTAAAACTATAGCCCGGAACGACAACCAATCCGGGCTATAATATTATAATAACTTAACGAATTTTCAGAACACTGAAAGCGTTATGAATTCGCGACCGCCGTTTGATTTGCGGAGAGATACGCCGATTTCAACAGGAAGGTCAAAAGTATTTTCTCCGACTGCTGCGATGATATCAGAGATTGTAGAAATCGCCGTATTGCTGATAGTTCCATAAACAGTCTGATCTTCCGCGACGATATAACCAACTTCGCGGACTTCGCCGGACTCCTTATCAACATCTTCCGCGATCGCGAAGCCTGTTGCCTTGAACCGGGGTGGTGCTGTTTTTACCGGAACGGAAGAGGATTTTGCGTTAATAAGATCTTTTGCGGTCATGTTAATTGATTTCATTTGTTTTTACCTCGTTTCTTTTTGTAGTGCTTTTGCTTTCTGGAATAAAATTCTTGTTTCTGCTGCGCTTCTTCCTGTTATTTCCGTCGCAGCATTGACGAAATCATTTTCTGACATTGCAAACATTTTTACAGTCTGTTTTGTAGAGATTATAAAACAAACTTTTGTAGTTGCTGTTTCGACATAGTCCCGGAAATAACGTTCGAGCTTTCGCGTGTCCTGGAAGTGCCTTGCAATTATAAAATTTTCGTCGTGCGTTTCGCCGGTTCGCGTATCGGCGATTTTAGCACGAATTTCAGTAACTTCAACAGTCCGCGAAACGATTGGCTTTCTCATTACATCTTCACCACCTCATTTATAATTTATTTTGTTTGGTATTGCTCCGCACGGCTCCTGCGCCGATTCGGGGCAGATGCCGGAAGTTGTGCGGACTTCCGGCAAAAATTAAGGGTTCCTCTATTGGCAAACGTCCTTAAACGAAGGACGCTATTATTATAGCATTAGTACGTCATTTTGTCAAGTGCTTTCTCGCTTTAAATATTCGCCCCATTGTTTAGCTATGGCTTCAGCAATTCCCGGAAAGGTTTTAGATCTCAATTCGGCTCGGTCTTTTCCTTTACCGTTACAAGCCATTGCTTCCCATGTGTAACACTTCCCTCGGCGATCTCGCCCGAAAAGCTTGTCATTTCCTATATAATCTCCTCGATATGTGGGAACCAATTCCGGGAGATTTTTCAACCATAGGCAAGTTCTTTTTGTGACATAGTTTTCTTTATCTTCCGGACCCTTGGAAAACATATAAGGATCAATAATTTGATCCGGCTTTCGGTATGCAGTATTCATTACACCGACAGGATTTTCAATTGCAATATGTTCACAATTGAGCGTTGCAAAACGCATAAAAAACGACATTGCTTCAATTCGTTTTAGTGTTCTTTCATTGATTTTCTGAGTTGTTGTGCATAATCGCGAATGATGCCGTGTAGCTACATTTGATAAATATGTGCAAGGCGGGTGCGCTATAATTAAATCCCATTTATCCAATTGTTTTATCTCATAAGAATCGGTAAAAAATGTTGGCGGATTTGTTATTAAATTGCGTTCAAAACAATTTGACATTATATGATATTTCGGGTAACCGCCGGAACAGGGCTTTAAATCACAACTAAAAGCATTATATCCGAGTTTCCGGAATTCTTTGCATATAGCCTGCGATTCCTCGCAAGCTATCAAAATGTTAATATCTTTCGGGGCTTTCATTTAAAATCACTCCTTGTAATTGTTTAAATTGGCCTTTAGTGCGATAGGCAAACAGGCCAATATTAATATTATTGATATTATTGTGAAGTTCTCGAAGATCAATCCGGCTACAATGAGCAGTGCGGAAATGATCTTTAATGCTGTTTTTTGATTCATTGCAAAACACCTTCCTCGATAATATAATACCACAATTCCCTCGCAAAGTCAATACGTTTTTCAAAAAAAGTACACTATTTTGCTATATTATTATAATTTTATTTATACTGAACGAAAATTGTTGACAAAGTTATTACAATATGTTATAATATAGTGGGTGGTATTATGCTAATAGAAATTCGTTGCGATCCGCACGCTCAAAGCGCAGAATTACAAATTGTTATAAAAGGCGAATATGACTTAAAGCCGAATGAAGAAAACCCCCGGCTTATAGATTCAGCTTTTGAAAACTGGTATCATGACATATATATAACAGTAACCGAAAACGATTTTGTAGCACATTCCGGAAAGCAGAAAATTTTCTATCGTTCTAAACTGAAAACGGACGGCACAACAAGTATTGATACTATTTTCAACATGGTTATATACCCCCTGCATAGCGCAACGCAGTATTCACTTAATTTTGAAATGAAATTAAGAAATTCAAATGATAATGTAGAAACATTTGCGCATCACATTAATTTTAGCACGGAACATGTCCAGACGGCCGGAGCCGTTAATGATAGAAATGTTGAACTAACATTAAAAGAAAAGCAAAAAAATGCTATATATCTTCATAATAAATTAGTGCGTACAAATAAATATGCCCTGGAAGCGTTTAGCTGTTTATTAGGTTTATCAGATTGTGCCGGGAATCTCAATCCCGCACAATATATGATCTATAAAGAATTTGAAGTTGAAAACGATTATAACAGAAACGATTATAACTGGTATAATATTAATGACGGTCAAGACAGTTATGCATATTTCGGAGTATATGAACGTGTACCAACGCCGGAAGTTATCGGTTATTGGGAATATACGGAACACGCATTTATTCCACAGAATGGAATTTATAAGAATTCCGGCTTCTTTGGAATCAGCAACACAGTGCGAGAAGTAATCAACCCGTTAAATAGTTTTTATTATAGTTATTTTTCGGTCTGGTTTTATAAAATGAGTGCTACCGCTTTTCCGAAAACGTTTATTGTGTGGGAAGAATCTATTTTTCCACCTGTTGAAGCAAAAAAATCATTCGCTTTAGGAATGTTTCCTATTGATAGAAGTTTAGGAGAAACATATTTGACGGATAACGGCTCGGCTATTGATAGATACAATTATTATAATCAGCAAGCATATTCAACAATTGAAAAATGGGCTAATCTTTACAAATACATTGTTGACAATCCAACAGGATCATTATGGACAATGACCGCTGCACATCAACAAGAATATCAAAAATATTGGTCACGGTATAACACGCTTGCAAAATTTTCTAAATGCAAGAACCCTAATATTAAAGATATTGCTGAATTTATGTGCTACTGCTTCATAGATGGTAATCAAGGCGTATTCGGTACTTATACAAACTTTTTTGACCCTCTTGGCGAGCAGCATATAGTTGATCCGCTTTATACAATAGAATGCGTAAAGAAAAAAGCTGAATATTGGTACAACTACTTTAAAAAAGATCACCCTTGGTGGCCTTATTTAAGGTGGACAATATAACAATACAATGGAAAGGTGGTGAAAATATGGCAATTCTTGACCGCAAATCGTTTTTTGAGACCGTGCAGAAGATGATTGGAGACAATAACAGTGACGAAGCACTCGCAGCACTGGAAAACATAACCGACACTTTTAACGATCTTGAAAATAAAACAACCGACTCAACGGATTGGGAAAAGAGGTACAACGAAAACGATAAAATGTGGCGCGAAAAGTACCGCGCGCGCTTCTTCGACGCTCCCGCCGAAAAGCAACCCGAGGACCCGGAGCCGGAACCCGAGAAAACCCCGGAAGAGATCAAAGCCGAATCAATAACGATCGACGATCTTTTCACAGAACCTAAAAATTAAAGAAAAGAGGTAATTTATTATGCCCAGAAAACCCAAAATCGCTACATTTACAAACAGCAGTGTTGACGTACTGAACGCGATCCGGAACAGCGCTTCGATCAATTATCAGAATTATGTTCCGATAGCGACGGCGGACGCCGACAGCATCAAAGCAATCGGCGCAATAATCATGGATATGCCCGAACTTCAAAACGAGTTTATCCAGAATCTTATTAACCGAATCGGCCGTGTATATGTTACATCAAAAATGTACCAGAACCCGCTCGCGCTGTTCAAACGCGGTTACATGGAATTCGGCGAGTCTATCGAAGAAATCTTCGTCGGACTGGCAAAGCCGTTTCAGTTCGATCCCGCCGTAGCGGAAGAAACGCTGTTCAAGCGCGAAAAGCCGAATGTTCAGAGCGCCTTCCATATCATGAACTTCCAGAAATACTATAAAATCACGATTGAGGAAGAGGAACTGCGCAAAGCGTTCCTGTCGTGGACGGGTGTATATGATCTGATTACAAGGAAGGTTGATAGCCTTTACACGTCGGCTTCTTACGACGAATTCCTTGTCATGAAGTATATGATAGGTCTTCACATTCTCCGCGGGGAAGTGTTCCCGGTAACTATTCCGGCTATATCTTCCGCAAACATGAAGGAAATAGCATCTGTAATTCGCGGAACATCTAACGACATGGAATTCATGTCGACGAAGTACAACCGCGCAGGCGTTCATACTTACAGCGACAAGCGCAGTCAGTATATTATTTTAAATAGTATATTCGACGCAAAAATGGACGTTGAAGTGCTTGCTTCCGCTTTCAATATGAGCCGTGCCGAATTCCTCGGAAATCGTGTTCTTGTTGACAGCTTCGGTGCGCTCGACTTTGACAGGCTCGATGTTCTTTTCGACAATGATCCGAATTATTTCAGATTCACAGCTGCGCAGATTCAGACGCTTGACGCTGTTCCCGCTGTTCTTGTCGATCGTGATTATTTCATGGTACTTGACACGCTAAACGAAATGCGCGACACACCTAACGGCGAAGGACTGTACAGAAACTACTGCTGGCATCAGTGGAAAGTTTTTTCTGTATCACCTTTTGCAAATGCTGTCCTTTTTGCTCCCGGTACTCCGACGGTATCGGCGATCACCGTAACGCCTTCTTCCGCGACAGTAACCGCCGGAAACGCTGTTCAGCTCGAAGCAGCTGCAACCGTTTCTAATTTTGCTCCGGTAGCCGTCAACTGGACGTCTGATAGCGACGATGTAACTGTATCCGCTTCCGGTGTTGTAACGGTAGGTCAGAATGCACCTGCAGGAAACGTTACAATCACGGCAACATCTGTATATGATGACACTGTTTCCGGTACGGCAACGATTACTGTATCACGCACCGGCCTTATAGCATCGGTTACAGTTTCACCCGCAACGGCAACTGTTGACAAGGGCGAAACACAGCAGATGACTGCAACCGTTACAACTGCTAAGCCTTGGGTTCCCGACACAGTAACATGGACTTCCAGCAATGCAAAGGTAACTGTTAGTGATTCAGGTCTTGTAACAGTTGCAGCAGACGCAACCGGCACGGCTACTATCACAGCAACATCAACATACGACACAAGCGTAACCGGCACGGCAACAATTACAGTCGGTTCATAAGATCAAACGCGATCCCCGGAATATATAACAGTATTCCGGGGATTGTTAAAAAGAGGTGACAACATGGTTCCCGGTTATGTTATACCACAGGGAAATATAAAATTATATCGCGGTGTTCCGCTATCGCCCGACCATGCCGATGTATTATATATCGAGTCTGAAGAACAAGCATATAATTATTTATACAACTATTCCACAAGAGATTTCACGCAGGAATCTTATACAAGAGCCGAAACCGGTGTGTTAAGAATCAAAGCAACGGCTGATGAACTTCTGTTATATAATTATATGTCATGGGCGAATAATTTTCCAGGCGGACAGAAAAAATACTTTTTTGCTTTTATTGTTTCTGTCGATTATGTCAATAATAATTGTACAGCGGTTACATTCGTAATTGACAATTATATGACATGGTTCCCGCATTTACAGCTCGGACAGTGTTTTGTTGAACGTGAAATTCCGGCATCGGATAAGATCGGAGAACACACACTTGACGAAGGACTTGAAACCGGCGATCTTGTCAATAGTTTTAATACGACTTACGATTTCGGGGAAGATCTGTATTATCTGTTCCAGGCATCAACGGACGAACACGGACAGCCCCGGACCCGAATTATAAACGGTATTGCTTGCCCGTTATATATGTTTACGGAGCCTGTCGGAACAACAGACCTTGAACAGATCGTCGATTATTATCATGGCTACAACCCGGAACAAGACCCGCAGGAAAACACCAACAATCCGGATAATATGATATCTATTAACATTATTCCGAAATTCTTAGCGGAACAGGTCGGAACATCTTCCGGAATCTCACAAGACACATATCATTTCGCAAGGGAAATGGAACTTGACGGCTATGTTCCCCGGAACAAGAAGCTGTTTTGTTATCCGTATTCCCGAATATGCGTCTCCAACAACTCCGGAACGGTTACTGAATATCGGTGGGAGCTTTTTTCGGATCCTCAAGATCCTATTGTTGATTTTGACATAATTGGAACAACAATGGGAAATCCGTCTATTTTATGTTATCCATTATCTTACGACAGAGTTGCTAAAAAATATGATAATGCTATTGCAATGACAAACTTCCCGCCAATTCCCTGGATAAACGATACATACAAAGCATTTATTGCACAGAACAAAGCTAATATTGTATCAACAGTCATTGGAACAGTTATGGGGACAGCCGGCGCAGCCGGTTCAACAGTTTCAACCGGTTTTAAATCATCGAAGGAAGCCGGCGGAGCTGCTGCAAATATAGGTGGTACACTTGGCGTTATTGGCTCCATGGCTTCACCGGTACAAAATGTATTATCCATAATGGAAGAGCAAAAAGCACACCAATTCGCGCCGGAGACAGTCGCCAATCTTGCCCAAAGCGATATGATAATGCTGCTTGCCAAAAGAATGCGTTTTGATTTCTATAATGTAACGCTAAAAAGAGAAGTCGCACGGAGCATTGACGAATTTTTTGACGCATTCGGGTATGCTTGCCGTCGTGTTAAAGTTCCGGACATTCACGCCCGGCAGTCCTGGAGTTATGTTAAAACAGCCGGGTGCATTTTAAAAGGAAGCGCACCGGCAGACGCTAAAGCCGATATTATAAAGATGTTCGATAACGGTATTCGTGTCTGGACTTCTCCGTTAATTATTGGTGATTTTACACAGCCTAATGCAGCCAGTTAAAAGAGGTGATTTTATACAATGAGTAAACGCAAAAGAAACACGCCTTTTGATACATCTTTAAAAGGTAATATGCGGGCTTATAACTTCTATTTTTATAGACTTCTCGAAATGGCCTTATCTTCGTTCCAGTGGGAAGGATTCCCGGATTCAGTCGATACAAGATACCTTGAATTGATCTTATTCACGGACGGTCAAGCTGTATATTTCCGTGATGATGTTATCGGAGATCTCGCCCTACAAGTAGCAGCTTCCGGAAGATATAACATATATGGCATACCGAACGAACGCCGGGCATTCGGAGCAAATGGTTACAACTTTTCTGGCCTTAGCAATAACAACAGCGTTATTATTTTTAATAACGTGCTGCACTCAAATACCGCTGAAATGGCTTTACTTTATGCCGAAAAGCTCTATGATCTGGATCAGAGTATTATTATTAATGCCAAAGCGCAGAAAACGCCAACCTTGATAACCTGCGAGGAGAAGCAAGATCTCACACTGAAAAACGCTTACAAGGAATTTGAAGGCAATGCACCGGTAATATATGCCCGAAAATCCTTGAATCCTTCCGAGTCGATCAGAGTAATGAAAACCGATGCGCCTTATGTGGCCGATAAACTCTATCTGTTAAAACAACAGATCTGGAATGAAGCTTTAACTTATCTCGGAATTACAAACACAAACACGACCAAAAAGGAAAGAATGATCGTTGACGAAGTCAATAAGAATATGGGTGGCACGTTCGCTTCCCGCTTCTCTCGATTAGCACCGAGGGAACGCGCTGCGGAAGAGATCAACAGGATATTCGGCTTAAATGTCAGCGTAAAGTTCCGAGAATATGAAGGACCGACCGAGGTTCCAGGAATAACAGACGAACCACCAACGGAAGAAGGTGCAAGAAATGAGTAAATATACAACCGAGGTCCGTTATATTTGTGAAGTTAATAGTGGTCTTGTAGAGTCCGCCGGATTCGATTCCGTTTCCAAAATTCTTGAAAATTCCGTTGACAAAGTCATGAATTTTGATTATCCTATATTCGACGAAAATTACCGACGGCCGTTAAATATAAAAATACTCCGGCATTTCTATACAAGAGAGATCGGAGCGGAAACGGTCGGAGAATGGAAACTCCGAATGCAGCAGACGCTTGAAGAAGTAATGCCGTATTACAATCAGCTCTATCTTTCCGAGGTCGAGAACATCAACCCACTATATAACGTTGACATTGAAACGACCCGCGAAAAAACAGGCGATACAAAAGAAAATGCTTCCGGGCATACAACGACCAACACCAACGGCAATGAGAACCGGAGCGAATACGGACAGAGCAGCAAAAACAGAACCGGAACGGACCGCGACGATTTCACAAACACAGTCAAGAAAACCGGGACTGAAACCGAGAATAAGACCAAAGACGCTTCCGGAACCGAAAAAGGAAAAGAAGTCGAAACCGGAAAATCAAATACAAAACATCTCGGATCCGACGCATCGAGCAAGGACACGACCAACAGCAACACCAACAATCAGAACGAAAAAACAAACAATACCGACCGTTACAGCGATACACCACAGGGCGGTCTTGAAGGCATGAATGCCATTGACAATAATCTGTATTTGACAAATGCCCGTTTAGTTAACAATAACCGGTCCGCAACCACAACTGACATCGGCAAAACTCACGAAGCCTATAAAGGATCCGAAAATTACACCGACAACACGACCGACAGCACAACAACAAATACAACTAATCAGACCACAGGCAAAGAAAAGCAAACAGGAACGAGCAAAACAACAGCAGACGAAACCGCAAAGAAAACAGGCACAAAGACAATCAACGAGAATGAGACAGGCAGTGCCAATAAAAGCGTATCAATCGACAACCAGAACAACAGACTTGAAAACAAACAGGAAACAACAAATATTAATTCAACAGAACAGTACCTGGAACACGTTCGCGGATATCGTGGCGGAAAGTCATTCGCAGAAATTCTTATTGAATGGCGCAAGTCTTTCATGAACATTGATAAAATGATTCTTGATGATCTCGACGATTGTTTCATGGGCTTATGGTGAGGTGTAAGAAATGGCAGATAAATTAATTAATGTAGGATTTTTTAAATTCTATGCGCAGAAAGTGCTTCCGGCGGTTTATGATGATACACTTACCTATTATGAAGTGCTTGCAAAGATCACAAACAAGCTGAATGAGGTTATCGCATCCAATAACGCGCAAAACGAAATTATCGGAAACCTTCCGACCGACGTTTCACAGTTTGCAGAAATGTTAGCCGAATTCAAAACCGAAATGCAAGGCGAATTTGCCCAGTTCACCGGAACAATGCAGGATAATTTTGATAATTTCACGGCCGAAGTTGACGCGAAAATCGTTACAGATTCGACTCCGACACCGTCAAGCGCAAATCTTATCACTTCCGGCGGTGTGTGGGCTTCCCTCAAGGAAATAACAGACACACTTATAAAAGACGCTGCACCGACGGCCGGAAGCAATAACTATGTTACTTCCGGTGGCGTATATACGGCGATCCAGAACGCAATCAACAATCTTGATACACTTATCGCAGCAAAGCAGGATCGTTTGACATTCGACACACAGCCGACGCAGAACAGCACACACCCTGTTTACTCCGGGGGAGTCTTTACGGCGATCAATGCGGAATCCGTTATAACTGATTCTAAACTTGCGGGTAAGCAGGACCTGTTGACCTTCGACGAAACACCACTTGAAAACAGCAATAACCCGGTAACATCAAACGGAATTGCAATCGCCCTGGAAGGAAAACAGGATCTGTTGACATTCGACAACGTTCCAACTCTCGGCAGCTCGAACCCTGTAACATCGGACGGAATTGCAACCGCTCTTGAAAACGTTCAGCCGGATATTGATATTGATCCGGTTCCAACGGAAGGAAGTGAAAACGCCGTAGCTTCCGGCGGTGTATTTAACGCAATCACCGAAGCCGTCACAGAGATCAACACGGAACTCGAAACAAAGCAGGACACTCTTACATTCGATGTTATGCCTACACAAAACAGCTTAAACCCTGTTACAAGTGGGGGTGTTTGGGAAGCTCTCGGACAGATAGACCCCACAATCACTATTGACGCTTACCCTACGGAAAATAGCAATCACGCAGTTAGCAGTGGCGGAACGTGGACAGCTATTAACAATGTGAATGTAACCGTTTCAGAACTTTCTGCCACAGTTGCGGGAAAGCAGGACACTCTTACTTTTGATAGTGTACCAACAGAAAACAGCGGAAATCCTGTTACAAGTGGCGGTATATGGACGGCTTTACAGGGTGTTACCGTTACAACGGATAGTGTACCGACAGAGGGGAGCACAAATCCTGTACAGAGTGGCGGAGTGTGGTCGGCTTTACAGGGAAAGCAGAATACGCTTACTTTTGATACGCTTCCTAATAGTTCAAGTAACAATCCTGTTGCAAGTTATGGGATATACAATGCTCTCGGCTATAAGTCACAGCTTGTATGGGACACTGCACCGTCACAGGGCAGTGACCACGGCATCACTTCGGGCGGAGTTTATAACGCTATTGGAACAAGTCAGATACAGTATGAACAGGCTTATGACAGCAGTGTATCTTCACACTCTACAGGCTATGCATTTACGCCTGCGGGTGCGCACAGTATGTACGATAATATTATGAACACTGTAGCAAGCACCTATGCGACAAAAAGTGAAGTATCGGGACAAATCAGTAGCGCAGTAAGCGGTGTTGCACAGGGACTTCTTACAAGGGTACTTCCGTCACAGACAACAGTTTTCACAATTGCTACTACAGATTGGACTAACGGACAGGCTACAGTTACAGGAACTTTCAATGTGGATACGGGATATATGAATGATGTACTTCCGTCTATAGGTGAAAGAGCAGTGTGGGACTATTACGGGGTATATCCTACAGCTATTACCGCAACGAGTATTACCTTTGAGTGTGCGACAACACCTGTACAGGCATTGACGTTTAATGTTGTGCGGACAAGTGTGGGAAATCCCGCGTAAAGGAGTGATGAAAATGCTTACTTATAAACAGAGATATAAACCGAGAACGACAAGAGAGTATACAAAAAGTGACTTAACGGTGTATGATAGCGCGGGTAATACCGCGCTTAATGCGCTGACGGTTTATGGAAAGAGTGAGGTTGTTGACGGCGTAATTAAGAGCGCGGGAGATAGTGGCACCATTGAAGTGCAGACTTGCAAGAAAAACTTACTTGACCCGACAAAATATTATCAACGTGTTGGCTATACAAATTTAATAGTAAATTACACAAATAATGTTATACAAATCGAAAACATAACATCGGGTGGAAGATTTATTGCTTGGAATATAAAAACAACACCAGGCGAACGTGTAACAATTAGTTGGACTAACACTAATAATGTGGCAGGCTTAGGAATAATAAACACAGAAACATTTGTTGATAGTTGGGCAGGCTACGGATATTCCATAGACTCCGGGAGAACAATAACATCATCGACAGAATGGTTACAAGTATATGCTGACCTGCAACTAACCGAGCAAGCGACTGCTTCTATCGCAGAAATTCAAGTAGAAAAAGGTTCAACTGCTACAGCTTATGAACCTTATAACGGCACTATGGCTACGTTCACGACAGGTACACCGCTGTATGGAGTTTCTGATACCGTGAGAGATGTTATGCGATGGGACGGTACGAGTGGAGAGGGGACGAAGAAGTGCAATAAGGTTAGACTGGCGGATTTGTCGTGGGGAAGATATGAAACAGGTGGTTTCGCTGCAAATCTCAATGACAGTCCGAGTGGAATAATAGCTTTAATTTGTTCAAAATACCCCTATGATAATAGTATTATATTCAATTGGACGAACTTTAATAATTATAATAATAAAACATTATATCGCTCAACGGGAGTAGCTATATATATCAAAGACACTGACTACAACACAGTTTCCGACTTTGTAGCTTCTCTCGGTGACGCCGAATTAATCTACGAACTCGCAACACCTACAACTGAACCTTTAACGCAGACAGAGAACGAAAGCCTTGCAAGCTTACGAACATTTGCAACAACTACACATTTTACTAATAATGCGGATACAGATATGACGGTTAATTATACAATGAGAATGCCTAACACATAACAATGGCCTGGATCGGAAACGGTCCAGGCTTATTTTTACACACAGTTATATATTATACAATTTGTAATACTTCAACACGCATATACAATTTATTTAGTCTATCTAACTAACCTGCATGGGAGAAATGGTGTACCAAGGAGGACTTATAGGGAACGGGAG